TCCTAGGGTCAGATTATATCTGCCTCCATTAACACTATAAAGAGTAGCATATCCTACTGCAGTATTATGATCTCCTCCATGAGAAATAGTACCTAACATAGAGTTAGTTCCAATAGCAACATTATTAGAAGCTCCTCCCCCACCATTATAGCCTGCATTATATCCTAAAAATACATTATTATTTGAAGTATTTCCATATCCTGCTCTTCTTCCTAAAAATACATTATATTGGCCATTATTATCATTTCCTGCTGATTCTCCTATGAATACATTTCTATCTCCAACAGTTAAAGAATTACCTGCATTAGTACCTATTACAACATTATTATCAGCACCAGCTAACATATTTGTACCTGCTCCTGCTCCTAATACTATATTGTCTGAATCTAAAGTAAATGATGAAAATGATCCTGATATTGTTAATGATCCTGTTATTTCAGCATCTCCTGTAAATGGGAATGGGTTTTGTGTGGGTAAATTTGTTAATTGTGAACCATCACCTTTAAAAAATGATGCTGTAATATTTGTAATAGTTGCTTCGGATCCTGAAAAATTAAAAGAATATACATTTCTAATTGGATTTCCTGCTCTCCCAAGATCCATCCCTGGACTTGTTTTAGAAGTTGCTGCTCCACCTCCTCCTACAAATGATATAGAAGCTGAAGGAAAGCTACCACCATTTACTAAATTAGTACCAATTATTACATTAGGGAGACTATTCGGATTATGTTCTGGGATTAAATTTAATGTATAAAAATTTGAAAAAAATCGATTATTTTCACCAGAAGCTGTATCCGCTAATATCATATTTACATTATTATCAGCTGTTGCATTTATCTGAAATGCTGGACGCATAAATGCTGGGGTTTCTCCATCATCTATTCTAGTTACTACTGAAAATGAATCATTTCCATTAGCACTTCGATCTAATACAAAACCAGCAGAGCCAGAAACTTCTAATTTTGTACCAGCTGATCCTGATATTGCTAATGATCCTGTTATTTGGGCATCTCCTGTGAATGGAAATGGATCTACACTAGCATTTAAAGCATGTGATGCTGTTATAGCATATGAGGATGTAAATTCATTAATAGTACCTGGGGTACCTGTAAGTGAGCCTGTTATTTGTGAATCGCCTTTCGACTGAAAGCCGTTTTTTATTATAAATTCATTTGCCATATCTTTTCCCTATCCAAGATTATGTTAATATTATGTTTTTTTAAACCTCAGGTTCTGGATTTTGCCATTCAGGTGTAGCCATTAAAGCTAAACATTCAGCATGTGTTCCTTCCCATGTAGGAGTAATACTACCTGAAGGTGCTATAAATGAAGGCCAATCAGCTGTATACCATTTTAAGACGCATTGAGTTCCATCAATTGATCTTCTAACAGTGTTTGCTGAGGTTTCCATAACTTGAGAAAAATCTACTTTGTCTAAGTCTGAGGTTAAAATTGTAGAGTATGTTCTATTTGAGTAATCCATTTTTGTGTTTGTTATAAATATATTAAGTTAGACCAAATCTACCTTTTAATGCATTGTAGTTTTGATTTATATCTTCTTGAGTAAGAGTTTTATTATATACTTTAGTAGGACCTATTAAACCTTCAAAAAAGTTAGACCCGCCCCCAAAATACGCTCCCATTATTACTTCTGTATTAGTAAAATTCCCAGTAATAGTTTGAGTTCCATCAGAAACAGTATTCAAATATAAAGTAAATGTGGTTCCTGATTTTGTTAAGCAAATATTATACCATCTACCTACTGTTAAAGTTGTGCCCCCTGTTAAAGAATTAGCAGATGTGCTATCAAGATAAGCTCCAGCTTTATTAGCTCTTCTTTGTAATCTTATTCTAGTACCTACAGCTGTTC